ACGATGACGACCGACGTAACTTCCGCCGATCCGTTGCGCCATAGCACCGCACGTAGGCGTTGAATCAGCAGCAGTTGGCTCGCCTGCTACCGTGGTGCTAAACGNANTCACATAGGCTGCGTTTACTCTAATCATGTGCCTAGTGTCCTCGTTGTTCCGCGAATGCCGGTGAAGCCAGCGACCCCACCGCCGCCGACGAACGGATAGTCGGATAGCGTCTCGCCGATTTGGAATCTACCCACAGCAGCCCCGTTGCTGACTTGCCCAGCAGTAACGCCGTTTTGCAAAATTACAGACGCATCGTTACCGATTCGCAGGCCAGCGGCGGCCCCGTCAGTAATTCCGGTGGTGATACAAATCGCCCCGAACTGAAAGAATGTGCCGAAGCTCGATGCGGTGACTGCGTTGCCGAACTGCCTACCATAATGAATCGACAGATTGTAACCCGCGCTTGCAAACGTGCCGAAAGCAGAAGCCCCTGATCCGCCGGAACTGTCGCCGTTTTGGACGGCAGACAAAAGCGTTGTTCCGTAAGTCGACGTTGCCGATCCGCCGTAGCTGTCGCCGTTTTGGACAGCGCCGGCAGACACCTCAGCACCATGGGCGCCTGCCACGCTCCCGCCGTAGGTGTCGCCGTTTAGGATGCCCCTTTGCGTAACTAGCGAACCAAACGTCGCCGCGGTGTCGCTCCCGTATGCGTTGCCGTTTTGAATTCCGAAGTTTACGACTACGGCACCATAGGACTGCGCTGCCGATCCGCCGTAGCTGTTGCCGTTCAGAACGCCGCCGGTAGTTGCTTGCGATCCGCTCCGCACAATGCCATTGCCGCCGTAAGCGTCGCCGTTTTGCGTGGTGAAGTAATTGATGAACGTCCCATAGCGGCTGTTAGTCGTGTTGCTGCCGTAGCTGTTGCCGTTTTGCACTGAATTAGATGATGCGGCTAACGTCAGGCAATTCGTCGTCCCCGCGTAAGTATCCGCATTGACAGATACGGCCCCAGATGTGGTAAACGACCCACCAGCAACAGCAACCGCACCGGCGCGAGTCGATAACGCCGTCACCGTGATTGATGTGTCGATCGTCACCGCGAATCCGTTAGCGTGGACAGTATCGCCAATACCTGGCAGCGTACCGCCGTCGAATCGTGCCGCTACCCAATTGCCGCCTGAGATTGCGTATCGCTCAGCCATTAGCCAGCGGCCTCCATTGGAAACTGATTAAGCCACGCGACTTGATCCGTGGTGATCGTGCCGGTATGCAGCCGGTCGTCTACCACGCCATGCACGGCGGACCACTTAACCTTGGTGGCCTCGAGCGACTTGCGGGCGGTCACTTGATCGAGCGTCGGCACGGTCTCAAACCCTTCTAGCGACCAGCGGCCAACCCAAACACCGCCAACAGCTTTCACCGCATCACGAACCGCATCCGGCCATTGGCCAAACGCCGCGAGTAGATCGATCGTCGCTTGCCGGTCTGGACTACTCAGCGAGATCCCACGCGACAGCATCGCCGACAGCGCGTCATGCAGGTCGATTCCTTGCATTCGCTTTGCCGGATCATCATCAGCCTTGAGCGTTGCAATTGCACCCTCGAGCGTGCTTCTAACCAACCCATACTCTTGCGGAGTCAATCCGATCGAATCGCGAATCATACCGATCGTGACTTCGGCGTTGGTCGGAACCCAGACGGGCGTCAGCAGATCCGCCAGCACTTCGTCCGCTGGCTTCGTCCAGTCAATCGGGTTCATATCGTTTACTCGGCAGGCGGTGAGTTGGGGCGGGAAAGTTTCGTTTCGATGACGCTGAGCGTTCGCGCGATGGCCTGGTCGTTCTGTAGGGCGACGTCTTGACGCTGTTCCAACACCTGCAGGATCGCCGTCACCAGGCTCAGCTGCAGGTCCGTCTTGAGCCGATGCCGGCGCATGCGGAACGCCTCATAAGCGGACCAGCCGATGAAGCAAGCGAGACAGGCGACGGCGAGCGTATGGGTCCAGGTCATGGGGTGTTACTCACTTCCAGAAATACCGAAAAACTCGCCGACCGATTCCGCCACGGCCTCGACCGATTCCGCCGCGGATGTCATCGACGCGTCAAACCATTCGGGGAACGTCCAGCCGATCGGAACAATAAAAGTCTGACCAAAGAACTCGGCCGCCTGACGAGCCGTGTCGGCGTCGAGATTTTCGCAAGCGTAGAGCACAAAATCCATTTCAAAAATCCGTAAGCGAAAATAAATCAAGTCCGTTCTGGGTTCCCGATGCGGTACTGGGCCATCTGCTGCTTGAGCTCTTCGTACTCATGGTGCAGCCACTGCTTTTCGCCCTCGAGCCGAGCCTTATCGGCCGTCAGCGCCGCGACCTTATCGCTCAGATCGTCCACCCGCTTTTGCAAGCGTTCGCACTGAGCCGTCAGGTTCGCGATGTCCTTGGCGTTCCGCGCCTCGGTCGCGCGGTAAAGCACGCCCACCGTCGTCCCCAGGCTGGTCACAATCGCAGCAAAACCCCACGCGAGCCAAGACCACAAATTGAAGTTCTGCGGCTGCTGGATCGTGTTGCGCATCGCCTCGATCGAATCCTGGTCCAATTGCATTCGAGAATCCTTTCGGCCTAAGTAAGCGACATGCGAGAGATCGACCCATCCACCTTGAGAAGTCGATCCAGTTCACGGTCAAAACGGCGGCCCAGATCATCCGCTTCCGACGGCAGAATTCGCGTAAATTCCTCCGTCATGCGGATCTGGCTCTTCGGGTGCCGCCAGTTCATTTTGTTGGCCCCCGAGTAAACGATGTCGGCACGGTTGCGGGTCNTCGTGATCGAAGCCGACGCCACCGCGCGCCGAGTTTCGCCCGACCATTCCAGCGGCCGGGAGTGGCCAAACGTTCAACCGCTTGCGACCGGCATACGACCGCCAAAACGCCTTGCCGCTTTGCCCTTCGCCCTTTCGCGGAGCGTACCCAGCCGCCCGGCCGTGCTGCTCGGTAAACCGCAGGTCCCGATAGTGTTCGTGGAACGCTTCGGCCGTGACCTGCCACGCCTCTTTCTGCAGATTGCCAAACAGACGGCGGAAATTGCGAGGGGCCACGCCGCGTTCGGTGATCGTAATGCCCTGGATCATGCGGTTACCCCATCGTCCAGTAGATGTCCAGCCACGCCCGCTGGGCGTCGCCGATTGATTGGATCTCTTCCTGCGGCGTGCGAGCCGATCCCCGGTAAACGATCCGAGTCGCGGGCAACTCACCAGGAATCCCGGATAGTTCGTACAGGCCAGGCTCGGTCCCGTCTCCGCTGCCCATGACCAGGCCCACGAACGTCTCAAAATCCCGTTCCACCTTCGACGGGTCGTCGAGATCCTCGGTCGGGACGTCCTGTTCGAAGCAAACCACCAAGTGACCGCTCGATCGCGGCGCCCAGTCGGTTCCCGCGGTGTCGCGGAAGACCTCGAGCCCATCAACGCCTTCGGTCCAGATCAGGGCAAACGGACGCAGGGCCGACATTTCCGCCAGCGTGTGTTCGCGGCCGTTGGCCGGGGGCGGTAGGGCGTGGTGATAGATGCGGGCCAGGGCCTGGGCCTCGTTCCAGGTGTTCCCCTGCCAATTCTGGAACGCATGGCAACGCGAGATCGTCCCAGCGGCCAGGGCGGCGGTGTTGCGGATCCAGCCAGCGGTCATGGGGTCCCCCGATAGCCCGGGCGGCTGCGTTCGGTGGTCGTCACCCGTCGGCCCGTCGCCCGCCGGCGACCGCTGGCGGACGAATGGAAGGCCTCGATCGTGTACGCGTTGCCGTCGACGGTGAACACCGAGCCGATCCCGGCGTCAGTCTCTTCCGTCGGCAGGACCAGGTCCCGCACCACCACGCGTTCCTTACCCCGGCCGCTGTCGCGCCAGGTGACCTTTTCGCGGTAGATCGTCGCGAAGATTTCGCGAGCGTTACCCGCCGCCTGCATCGGTAATGGGTACCAGCTCGCCGGCGAGTGCTTGATGGACTGCGCCGACGGAGCCGAGGACAGTCCGCAGCGACATCAGAGCCCCAATGCGGTAAGCGTGTCTTTCTTGAGCTTCGGCCCGATCCCGTCCAGGTCGATCAGGTCATTCCCCTCGGTCAGCCATTGCAACACGGCCTCGAGGTTGTCCAGCCCGTTTTCCCGCAGCACTTCGGCCGCCCGCTCGGGGATGCCGGCCGTGAGCAACGAATCATCGTCCGGACCCGCGACGGCGAGCGGTGCGGCAGCTGCGGCAACCGGCTCGGCCGGATCGTCATCGACTTCGGTCTGGTCGTCATCGTCTGCAGCGTCGTCATCGTCCGCGTCGGCAGTTGCGGGAGGCATGTACTCGGGATCATCGTTGGGGTCGACTTCGTTGTCATCGATCGCCACCACGCGATCGGCGGGACCCGCGACGCTCATCAACGTCCCAAAATCCAAATGCGAGGCGACCGAGCCGACCACTTCGCCCACGGTGTACTCGCGACCGTCGGCCAGAAAATTGCGTTTGACGATCAGGCTATAAGATTTCATGAGGTTTCAAGCGGCTTGGGAGTGGGTTTCAAACAGGCCCACCCGCCGCCGCGGTAAGTTCACGGCGGCGGGTAGACTGGGATCACGGGCCGAGGCCCGACGGGTAGAGGTTACGCGGTCCGCTTGGCCAAACCACGCCAATCGATCGCCTTAGCGCCGATGTCGATGTTGCACTTCCACCCCATACCCCAGGCCCCGCCGGTCAGCATGAAGGTTTCGATGCGGGGAGCCCGGCCGCTGCCGCGCAGGTAGCCGACTTCAATCCCGTGGCGGCTCTTGGCCGCGGCCCCGTACCAGGTCGTCGCCGAACCGGACAGCGCCCCGATCCCGTTGTCGAGTCGCGGATCGCTGACCACCTGGAACAGCCCCTGGTGAGGGTTGAACGTGCCGGCGATCTTGCTGGCGGTCGTGTCGAGCAATTCGACCGACTGGACCAGCCGCTGAGCCACAAACCGCAGGGCCTCGGGGACGATCAAGAACCGCATGGCGGTCTGGATCGTGCGGCCGTTTTCGGTCTGCTTGGCCATCGCCGCCCGCATCGCCTCGAGGGTCAGGGCGTCGAGCGCCGCGGAGCCCGCGAGGTTGTTGTGGGTAGCCGCGTGGAACAGGTCGACCGAATCCCGCATCGTCGGATTGCCGAGCAGGATCGAATAAACCAGCTCGGGCCGCTTCTCAGCCGCCATTTCGCCCAGCTCGGCCGGGGTGTGCGTCGAGATCCCGCCGAAACTGTCGTCGATGATGTCCCGCTCGTCGACGATGAACTGACCGGCGTAGCGTTCGATCACGTACGACTCTTTCGAGTCCGACATGGTGATGTGGTTCGCTTCCGTCTTGCCACGCGACAGCTTGGCCAGGCCGTCGGCCTTTTCCAGCCGCCCACGGTCCTGGGTCTTGAAGTCGTTCACGTCCGCTTCGAACGTCCAATCCCGGGTCGTGTCACCGAATCCCAGGTATGCCGAAAGGAGCTGCATGTTGACCGACGTCGAGAAGACGTTTTGCAGGGTCGCGGTCGACAGTGCCCGGTGGATCATGTCCGTCCGATCGGCCGGGACGGTGGCGCCGGACAGCTGCAGCGAAGAGCGGCAGAAGTCGAGCAGCGTGTGGTCGCGGTACTGGTGACCGGCATCCATCGCCCGCTCGAATTCGGGGTTGAGCTGCGACCCGCGGGCGATCTGCTGGTTGGCCTGATGCAACCAACCGCCCCGCGAGTGTTCGCGACGCAGCATCGCCCCGGCTTCGTTGGATGCGAAAACCGGTTGCTGCAGGTCGACGCCCAAACGGAGCAGCATCCCGGCCTGCAGGGCCTGGACCGACTGTTCGCGGGTGCGGGCGTGACCGGCGGGGGCTTCGCCGTAACCGGCCGACGGGGCACGGCGGCGGACGGCCTCGAGGAATTCGCGATCGACGCGGTCCTGGGGCCAGGCTTCACGCAGGGCGCGTTGGACCAGGTCGTTCGGGACGTCGTTGCCGGCCTGGCGGGTGATGTGGTCGATGCGGGCCTGGCGTTCGGTTTCGCGAGCGGCGAGACGGGCCTCGACAATACGGCTGATCTCCGACTCGTCGACCGTCGGGGCATCGGCCCGGTCCACAATCGACTCGGCGGACGCGGGGCGGGTGATCGGAGCGACCGGGGCAGGCGTCACACCACCAGCGGGCGTTTCACCGGCCGGGGTTTCGACCCGCGCGACGGGATCGGGCTGAACGGATTCGATGCGGGCGAACGCTTCGGCGTCGTACGCGTCGAGCGTACGGGCGAAAGTTTCGGCGAGATTATCGTCGGCATCCGGACGCATGCCGCGATCGACGAGGAACGAAAGTTGGGCAGGCGTTAAGAGCATTTCGGCATCCTGGGAGGCCGACGCGACGGGGTGGTGTGCGAAAAATACCCCGCCCCCGATAGCGGTCACGGTGTTGCCTGCCCAGGCGTTACCGGATCTTCGCGAACCAGTCCTTCTGCTTTTGCTTGCGGGCATCGTCCGCGGGAGACTCGGCCGCCTTGGCTTGCTTACCGGGTTTGCTTACCGGCTTACCGGGTTGGCTTACCGGTTTTCGGATCGGCTCGGTCGCGGGGTCGTCGGCCACCGGGTCGGTCAGACCCTCGGGCAGCTCGGGAGGCTCATAGCCCAGCCGCATCTGGGCGCAGTAGGCCTCGGCCAATGCGTCGAGCAAGTGATTGGCCCCAGTCCGGAAAAACTTCCACTTGGGACGCTGGCCGGGCTTGTGTTCAGGCCGGCGACGCTCGGCGCAAATGTGCCGGGCGAATCGTTCGTGAATGCGTGACGTCCCCGCGAACAGCGTGATCGCCCCCGAGGCATGCGTGGGGATCGACAGCGAATGCTGGGCGGCGACCTTGCAATTGTCGGCGTCCCAGTGGATCTCGAAACACCGCCCGCGGCGGACCCATTCGACGTACCACGCCCCGGCCGGGTCGACTTGGCGGACCTGGTTACCGGTCTTTTTCTGCGGAGTGAATTTCTCTTGGCCGATCTGCGTTTCGCCTCGACCACGGGCCGCCATCACCGATTGCCCCAGCGTCTGGCGGGTGTTGACCTCGCGGACAAACTCCCAGACCGCTGTCTCTTCGTGCCCCGCATCGACCCAGGATTGATGCGGCAGAATGGTATCGCCGTCGCGCACCTGCCACCCGGCCGAGACCGTGGTCTCCCAGAAGTCTTTAAGAGCCGCCTTCATTGCCACCTTGGGCGAAGCCAGGTCAGACCGGACGTCGAAGTCCCCATAATCGACGACATGCAACGTCCCATCGGTCCGGCTGGCCAGCAGCACGAACCACGACCGCGATTCCCCCATGTCGACGCCCAAAGTCAGGTAGACGACATCCGGCGGGACCACGCCGCGGGGGAGTGCGATCATCCGCGTGGCGATCGACGTACGGCTGAGCTCGATTTCACCCTCGGCCACCGGTTCGGTGTAGGGCTGGGACCAGACGAATTGGCTCAGTTCGCGATCGGCCTGGGTGCGGTCAGCCGTATCGGGCGGGATGCGGGCCGCGAGCCATTCCTCGACGCCGATGTCTTGGGGGCCGAGCAGCAGATTGACAAACGGCGTCGCGTGAAAGAACAGCCGCGTCGACTGCGGATGACTGCCGACGACTCGCCCACCCTTCTCGACTCGTTGGCCGGCGTGGATGAGCTTTGCGGCGCGGACCATGTCCCGACGTTCGGGCTCGGTGATCTTGGTCGTACATTTGGGGCACCGCCAATGGGTCACGTTGGCCGCTTCGACTTCGGTCCGAGCTTCACGCCATCCGATCAGGTCGTCGCGATCTGGCGCAATCCAGCGGCCACAATGCGGGCACTCGGCCAAGATCCGCGACCGGGTCGAATCGGGACGCAGTCGCCAGGGCAATTCGGTCTCGACGGTCACCGTCCCCTCGATGTACGTCCGCCGATCGGCACGCGGGAACGAACGCTGGCGGCCCCGCAGCTGCCGCAGCGGGTCGGTCTCGACCGACGTCGCCCCGTTTTGCGAAAACCGGGCCGCCTCGGTGATCGAGAAGCACCGAGCGGTAAACCCGGCCTTGCCGGCGTCATCCGATCCGGCCGACATGATCTTGATGGTGGCCCCGTGGGCCAGGGTGACCGCGTCGCGGACCTTACCGCCACCGGACCCGCTGCCGCGCACCGGCCGCAGCTTGCGGAGCGTGGGCGATGCCATGAGAACGGGCAGAATGTCCGCGTCCCACTTGTTGCTCGCCATGTCGCCAAACGGCACGCCCAAGATAAAGTCCTCGGCCTGCTCGCATGTGTGCCAGAGCATCGGCGCGACGAACCCGAACAGGGTTTTGCCCATCTGCGTGACGGCCTGGAACACGCAATCGGTCCACTGGGGATCGTCGACGGCATCGATCCAGAGCGACAACACGGGCTGAGTTTCGATGTCGAACCGTTCGCCCTCGAACCGGCCCGAGGGGATCACCAGTTCCTCGGTGATCCATTGGCGAAACGATCGCGGCGGCCTGGCCCGGCCGTTGAGCAAAGCCAGCCGCAATTCCTGGTCGCAGACGCCTACCAATGCAGTTGGCCCTCTTCGACCTCGGCGGCGATCTGCTCGAGGCACGTATTGAGCTTGTCGGCCGCGTCAGCCCCGGTCTTGCACTTACGGAACTGGGCACCCAGCGCCCGCAACCGAACCGACAACCAGGTCAGCCGCTCGCGGATCTCTTCCCGAGGTATCACCGTCCCGCGTTCCTCTTCGATCTGGTGTAGCAGCAGCTCATTTTTCCTTATGAGGTTTTTCACCTCTTCCTTGAGCTTCTGCTTTTCCAGATCGGCGAAGTCCCCGTCGGGTTCCTCATCGACGGCACCCCGGGCCCGGGTCTCGGCCAGGATGTCATGGATGCGCCGCATCACGGCATAGAGATCGATCTGAGCCCCGTCGATCGGCAGCCGATGTTTGGCCGCCAGATCGTCGACTTGGGCATGACGTCGCCCGGTGAGCTGACAGTACAGGCCTTTGGGCATTTGGGCGAGCAGTTGGCGGGTCTGCTTGTCCGCAATCCGTTTTTCCAGCCACCTGACGTCCGCGTCTTTACGCTGGGACAGCTCGCCGCCGTCCAGTCGCTCGATCAGCGACTCCAAAGCACGTTTCGCCCGACGGCTGTCGGCGTCGGTTAAGCCGTCGGGTAGCAAGATCAGAGCCCAAAGAGTGAGAGCAGTTGCAACAACACCGGCAACCATTTTTCGATTGCCGCAATGATCGCCTTGATGTCGATCGCCGCCATTGTGCCATCTGGTCCGACCTGGATAGCGTTGGTGTCGAGTAGGTTTTGCGTTACTCGATCGATCATTCGTTCCCGAGCCGGGTTACGAAATCGCGATTTCATAACCCTTTCGATTCGGCTTTTCTGCCACGGGCGCAGCGTGCTTTGCTCGTTCGCCTGCAGGATCATCGACGCGATCTCTTCGCGGTCGATTTTGGGACCGATCGCGGGCGCGGTCGCCTCGATGGACGCCAGGTTTTCTTCGATCGACTGACCGAAGGCCGGCGAAACCAAAAGGACGGGGAGCAACAAAAACAAGTAACGCATCAGAGACCCTTGGGAACGAGAACAAAAACTTGCCGGCTGCCGTCGGGCGCAATCACGGAGATCTCGCCCTCCGTCCGCCAGCGTCCGGTAGGTGGTGGCACCGGTCCCGGCGTCGGACCGGGCGGTGGTGTGGTGGGCGGCTGGTTTCGCGGTCGGAACAGGACCGCATCGTCGGGCCGTGGTTTGCCGGAAGACTTGTACCCGAGCGAAACCATCGACCGGAGGTCGGACGCGTTCGGGTAACCGTAACGGGCCAGGCTGCGGGAATGAATCGAAGGAAACATGGTCGCGTCGGGATCTTGCACGTGACCCGACCCCAGGGCGTGGCCGACTTCGTGAGTCGCCACAGTGGTCAGCATCCGCAGTTCCCACTTGGTGCGGCTGTTGTACGCCTGGGCTAGTTGCACCTTGCACGAATTCTGAGCCAAGTACGAATAGGCCAGCGTCGAGCCGGAAAGGGCCTCGAGCCGGGCGAAGATGTGAGCGCCCGCCGAAATGCCGTGGGGAAGCGGGTCCATTTCGAGATCCGCGAGCGCGGCGGTCCAGATGTTCGCGCAGGCTTGCCAAGCCTTGGCAGTATCCTCGGGCGTCATGTTAGGAGCGGCGGCAAACGCTCGGCCAAACTTCAGCTGGCCACGGCAGGCGGTCGGCCAGTTCGCTTCCGCAGCTGCGGGAAGGATGCCCTCGGGGTAGGGGTAATCGGGAAACCCGCAACGTGGTTCCTCGAGCAGCATCGCGAACGCCGGGCCGATCTCGCCGTCGATGATCGCGGCGCGGTTGTGCAGCGACATCGACAGCTCGTCGAGCCGGGCCTTGAAGTACGACTGATAGGACCGAACCATGATTTTGGACGGCTCGTCGGCCATCGTCAGCCGGTCGAGATCGGCCTCGGTGATCCCTGCAGGCATCGCCGGGTTGTTGCCGTGGCCGAGACGGTGAAGCTGGCCGAGGATTTCGCGGGTTCGCATGGCGGTCTTATTGGGTGGCGGTGATGGCTTGGTTGATCGTGTCGGTAATCGCCACGGCGCGGGCCAGGTCGATCTGCTCGGCCCCCTTTTCTAGCCCCAGCGAGATCGCGAGCAGGAAATCGGCCATCGGTTCGGCGGCGGTCAGGTCGCCCCGCCGCAGCCGATCGGACGCCTCGTTTCCGATCGCCAGGCGAAACTTGGACCACTTTTCGGCGACGAGCTTATCCGTTGCCTGGGCGACGATTTCGGGGGCCGACAGCGGCGGGACATGCCCAGCCCGTACCGCTTCGCCCACTTGGCCGTAGACCATAGCCAACGCCGCGGCCCCGCCCGGGTCGGCTTCCTCCGTGGACCAGCCGTTGACCTTGGCCGAAAGGCCCTCGTCAGGGCTAGACGTCGGCGGGTCGGGGGCTGGTGGGGCCGGCGGCGTTGTCGTGTCGCCGCCCCGCAGATCGATCACCCGTGAGGGGTCAATCTGCCGCGTCGTCGGGTTTCCGTCCTGGTCGATGTCGAGCAGGAAAAACCCCGACGGCGTGATCAGCAGACGCGGGACGTCCGAAAATGCTGGCGAGACCAGCAAAGCCAAGACGATCGCGACAAACGGGGCGGCTATGGAACGCATCGGGATCTAGGACCTGTGACGGGGTTATCGGCGGAACAGGCCGCGACGTTGCGAGCCCTTAGCCTGCTGCGGGTGGACTACCTGCAGTTGCTTGACCAACTGGACCTGCTGGACGTGAACAGGCTGGACAAACTGCACTTGCTTGACGGCCTGGACGTGCTGCACCTGCTGCACGCGTTGGACCTTTTGCACCTGCTGAACGTGCTGGACTTGTTGGACCTGATGCACAAATTGCACGGGCTGAACGACCTGTTGGACGTACTGGACCGGCTGAACGACCTGCAGTTGGGCCGCCTCGATGCAGGCCTGGCCCAAGCATTGGGCATTGGCCGCGAACGGGTTGGTCGCGTGGGCAAGTGCGGGCGCGGCGAAGAGCAGCAAGTAAGCCACCAGGCAAACCAAGATCGGGTTCAAACCTTTCATAACTACCACCGATTTAGGAACAGGGAATTGACCAGCTCGCCGAGTTCCTGGGCGGTGAGCGGTTCGCGATTCTGGGGCATGCGCCCCGACAGAACCGAAGACATGACAGCGGCCTTGGTGTCCGCGTCGAGCGGGACAGCGCCCGAAAGATCAAACCCGCCGCCAGACTTCTGCGCGTTGTGGCATTCGGCACACTTGGCGGCGAGAATCTTATAGTCAGATTTCGCAGCGACTGGGGCGGCTTGCTGCTGAGCTTCCTCGCGGGTCGCCCGCTGGAACTCCAAGAACCGTTTGAACTCGGCGAACTGCTGGTAGTCGGGGTCGCGGTCTCGAGCGTGCTGCACAACCGCATCGGCTCGGATCGGCTGGCCCACGAAGTAAAACACTTGAGCCGCTTGGGCGTAGGAATGCACCGCCGAATACGTCACCACGGGCGACGAGACCACACGGCTGGAAATCACGTTGCACGGGCCGCCAGCCGTGGCGTAAACAGCCCCGGCAAAGGTCACCACGGCCAACAGTAGATAGATCAGAAGCTGACGAATCACGGCTTGGCTCTCCATGTTTTCACGGCGCGGAACGCCTCGAGGTACAGGGCTTCCCACGCCTGGCGAGGAATGGCCCGATCATGGGCCAACGCAACCATGCGGGGCGAAAATTGGCCGGTGTTGCTGCCGTACGCGATCGCCGAACGCAGCTCGTCCAGCTCGACGCCCAGCTCGGCCGCCGCCATTTCGGGCGTTACCGGGGCGTCATACGCGCGAACAACCTGGGTAAACGCCTCGACGGCTTGTTTTGGAGGCACCCCGGCGCAGGCCTCGACCATCGCCGCGAAATCCTCGCGGTTGCGTTCGATCTCGGTCATGATGTCGCCCAGGTGAAACGCCTCGAGCGAACGCTGCGTCACCTTATCGGCGTAGACATCGGCCCCGGCGGTGATCAGGTCGCGAAACTCGTTTGTCGTCGGCTCGATCATCCCCTCGACGTGGCAACTGATGCAGCTGATCCCGTTTCGGATCTCCGTTGCGCCATGCCGAACCCGGGTGTGATCCGTCGCGATGTCAGGCGGGGCGACGTCTTGCCGATCGCCCGCCGCGTTGGCCAGGAAATAGACCTGCAGCGCACCGCGGCGACCCGTTGCGGCGTGGATCTTGGGGACGCCGATGATCCATTCCTCGGCGTCGTGCTTAAACTTCCCGTCCGGACGTCCCAAAGGGTCGGTTTCCAGGTCAATCTTGGCCGAATCACGGGTGCCCCAGGCGTATCCGCGACGCTGGCCAAAGGTCTCGATCCATCGTTTTTTCGACACAATCACGCCCGAATTGGCCTCGATCAGCCCGAAAGACAGCCCCGATTGGTCGGTAACGATCCCCAAACGCTGCAGAAACTGGGCTTTTTTGGTGAACGCTTCACCGAAAACCAGCTCGTAATAGGTGGTCGAGTCCTTGCAGTCGGTCGCCGCGACGAGGAACCAGTCGGCTCGGATGACCAGGGACGGTCCGTGTCCGTCGTGGTACGGGTTGGCCCGCTGCAGCACTCGCGGGAGCGACTGGTACCAGCCCAGGGCCTTGGTATCGATTCGCCAGAGCGTCGAATCGGCCGCGGTCTGCTGGGGGACCTGGTCGTCAACCACTTGCTCGAGCGAAAGGCTCGGGACGATGAACCGCATCGCCGTAACGAGCCCCGCCCGCTGCTCAGCCGGAACCCAGGCCGTCGAAAGGTAGTACGTGACCAGCGGGTCGACGCCAGCGGTGGCGCGATCCTGGCCCGCCTCGATCAATTCGGACAGCGGCAGCAGGTCAGCAAACTCGGTTGGCACAACCGCAACGGGCAGAGCTTGGGCCGACGTCTGGGAAGCGGCGACGATCAGCAGCAGGCCGGCGAGTGGTAAGCCGATTTTGGTCATGTGGTCCAGTCGTAAATGCCGCGGCGGCCTGGCGGGTGCGTCATGGACCACTCCCTCGCGCCGTGGACCAGGCCGCCGCTTGCGGATTAGGCCCTCGATCTGACCCGACGCAGGCGACCGGTCACGGTGTTGCCTGGGGTGGCCATCGATCGCGGGCCGAAATTGCGTCAGCCGTCGGCGCCGAATACGACGAGGCTGGTTTCGCGGATTCGCCACTTCGTGGTGATCCGCATCACGTACTTAGACCCCGCCGTCCAGCGTCGGCCGGCGACCTGAGCCGATTGGCCGGGTTCGATGTCCGTGTACTCGGCACGAACGCCGCCAACCGACACGCCCCGCAAATGGTCGTCGCGGTAGCGTGCCCAAATCGGATCCAGGTCAGCGTCTTGGGCAAACCGCAGCGTCGCGCGGATCGTGTCGCCCTCGAGCCGGTAATTGATGCAGCTCCCAGGGGTCCGCAGTTCGTACGACATGTGCGAATCGAGTAGCGGCGTCCACTTCGGCAGCTCGGCCCCGCGGACCATCAACACCTCTTGGATGATGCGATTCTGGCCCCAGTCGTAAACCATGACGGGATTCTGGCTCGCGATCGTGGCGTCGATCGTGCGGGACGCGTCGTCCATCGTCTCGAGCATCGTGTAGGCCGCGCGGACGATCGCGTTCGGGTTGCGGACGGCAGGCTTTGCCCCGCGGAGAAACTGCGCGGGGTCCAGGCCGTTAGGCAACTGCTGGGGCGTGGCGTGGCTGCTCATTTGGTGGATCCCGCTTGGGTGGATGTGGCACCGCGGACGGTGGCCGGTGGCTCGCCGCTTGGCTTGGGGGCAAATCCGAGCGTGGACAGGAACGCGGTCACCTGCTCGGGGGTAAAGCCGGATTTCTCAAGCAGCTTGAGCGTTTTTGCCCACGATGCGATCACGTCCTCTTGGGTGTGTGGACCGCTAAAACAGGCATCCTCAAAGGTCAGCGTCCTGTTTTGCAGACCGATCCGTTCGGCGGCGCGTTCCTTGGCCGGGTCGACGTGCGGCGGGCGAGTCCAGCCCCAGCCGAACCGCAGGTCAGGCGGCGGCGGTGGCAGTTCGCGGGCCAGCTGCAGCTCGCGGGAGACGCCAGCGACGAGCCGATTCAGGTTTCGCCGTGCGATCCAAGACCGCCAGACCTCTAAGTTCTGGACATAAACTTGATGGTCGAACCGTGCCGAGCTGTAATTGTGCTGGCTACTGTCCAACCGGATCATCATCAACGGAATGCAGGCGGACCGGCCGAACTCGAGCATTCGCTCGCGGCGGTGTTCGCTGTACTGGGCGGTGGGGTGGCCCGGGTTGATCTGCATCGGCTGCCAGCCAGGCGGGGCCGTGCGGTTGGTCCGCCGCTTGTTCGTGATCTCGATCCCTTCATCGCCGGCCCACTTTTCGCCGTCGGGGTTGGTCGTGAAAAACCACACGCCGGTATCCGCAGCTGCTCGAGCGGCGTCCAAGACCTGCAGGTCATAATCGCGGATGTCCGCAATCGCCGGGAGCGCCGACGACAGCAGCGGGAACCCGCGGACCTGGCCAGGCTCGACCGTGAAAAACCCGTGGTGGATCATGTCCGCCGGCACGGGGATCGATCGACCGGTGGAATTCTGCCACGCCCCAACGTATGCGAGCTCTGTCAGGTAGTAAGTAATCGGCCGGCCGTTTCGGTTTCGTTTGACGCCCAGGGCGACGTCGCGATCGCCCGACATCTGCAGCGGNGTNGCCAACCGGTCAGCATGGAGCGACAGCAGCCGCAGCGAGACCGGGAACGAGCTNCCCGAGTCGTCCGTGACCTCTTGGCAAAGCAGNTCNCCNGTCGACCAGATGCCGCGAAACCAGAGNTTGAGCACTTCGACCAGGCCCATGGTGCCGGTGATGTCGCAGATGTCGCACCACTCGGCCCAACGCTTTTCAAGCGTCGCGGCGTATTTTTCATCGGCGGTGTAGACCTGCAGCGTCGGCCCGTTGAGCCCGACGAGGTCATTGCAGTGCGTGGTCACCATCCCTTCGATAATCGGATTGTTCGCCAACTCCCAGGCCGTGCGAGCCCGAAGCGTCGGCAAGTCGACCGCGAGATCGTGATTGATTGGGGCGCCGTGGGCGTACTGCCAGTGGGCTTCGTTCAGCCGATCGGTAAACCCGGCTTCCCAGCGACGCAGGACCCGCGATTCCGCCGGCATCGGGTCCGCCAGCTGCGACGGATTGGCGAGCGACCGCTCGACCGGTTGAACCGTACGACCCCACGAAGAGACAGGCTTGGCCGGCATCTGGGCGGCCAAACAATCGATCGACCAACCCAGTTCAGTGGGATTCGCGTGCATACCTGATCTCCATGGTCCGAATCCCAGCACCCGCAGCAGCCCGCCGCGACATCGCCGCCCGCGCCGCTGCCAAGGCCTCGCGGTCCCAGCTGAAAGATTCCTCTTCGAGCTCCGAATCGGGGACCATCGCGATCAGTAGCATGGCCTGGTCGATCAGTTGCAACGCTCGAGACGAATTGCCACCCTCGTCGGCGGCGATCGCCTCGTCGACCTTATCGTTTGCAGCTTGCAATCGGCTCGCGATGTCCATACTCATGGAGAAGATCATCGCCGCCACCGCCACCGGTCACGGTGTTGCCCCCGCTCGCAGCCTCTCTCACCCCCCCAAAGCGACCCAACGTGCGCAAAAATTCCTATCGAAAATCGGGCACAGCCCCG